CCTCAATTAACCTATAACTGACGCCTTACCTTGTTAGCCTGAACTTAAGAGCTTTGCACCTACTTCAATAAAGAAGCAAGAACTAAGTTTACCCTAAGTAGCCTACAAATCGTAAGATGAACATTCGGTCCAGCATATTCGAGTTGCGCATTCCAAAACACAACAATCCTATGCCAAGCCTCTCCTGGACCCGTGGTGACCCCTGCAAGATGGGGACCCAAAGTTAAAAGCTAGATCGGTTACGCAATTGCAACATACGGTCTAGTGAAAACCATTTAAGGTTATTCAAGCGACGAGCACGGCCAAACCACTACGGTTTGGTGGAATTATGATGTCTTCGAATTCTAAAATCTTCCCAGTTAAGGGAATCTTCTTATTCCATAATTTCTCCATTTTCTTCCAATAAGCTTTCTCTTTGCGGGCACTTACTTCAGTCCTAAAATTCTCAGCAGTTCTAATCTCGGAAACAAGATTAGTAAGTTGATTCAAATCATAACTGAATAAAGTGGAGGCAATTAGAAAACCATACGCTTCATCAAAACTTTCTTCGTTACATTTCTTAAAGAAACATCCGTCGATCGCCCACAAGTCATCCTTTAGAATATCACGAGTCAACTCGTGCATATTCCATTGTTTATCAGATGGCGGTGGTCGAAATTGCTGTCCATCATGGACACGGCAACTTAAGCGATAAATGTCTCCTTTGAGATCTGCATCACTAGGGGGAATCAATCCATAGCCACCACACCATAAAGGCATGTACCACGGAATATTGAAATCCTTCAGTTTTGATTTGTGATGATGGAAGAACAAACGGTTTGCTCGTTCAAAATTCTCAGCTGGACAAGTTCTCTTAAGTTCTTTCTGGAGGGAGGAAAGCTGGCTCTGAAATTTCCCAATTTCACCCGACTTTGACTGTCCCTTTATCAATCCCAGATTAACGAACTTGATTTCTTCAAATAGGTTCTCCTCCCAACCTGGCTTTCGTGTAAATGACATTGAATTCATTACAGCCAGCGTTCTGGAAAAGTATGTTTTACCTACCGAGCTCTCCAGCCCCACTGTTCTCACAACCAACTTCCATATAGAAAATAAGTTCTTCGAACCACCTAAAATGCAATCATCCCCATTGATATACAATGGTAAATTTTTCAGGAGGAATCTACCTCCAAACGTGTCTGCTTCAAGCGCGACGCGGCAAACGACTGCATTTATAATACAAAGTATAGGGAAAGATATAATCGATCCCATCAATTGACCATGCTTCTGTTCAACAAATTGGACGTGCTCATCTAAGAGATCCTGGATTTCTTCTCGTACTGAGACAGCCATCCGTAACTCTTCTTGAGCACTCCTTCCTCTTCGCTGGAGCGCTTTGATCTTTTGACAGGTAAATTCCAAATCCTTCATCAATCTTTCAATTTCCTCCTTTTCCTCATCAGTATATTGTGGATGTGGGTTTTCTATAACGTGGCCTGTCAGGGCACGGAAAACCAGATCTTTAAAATCCTGAAGTTGTTGAGGTTGGAAATCTTCGAATTGAACGTTTTGGAATAGGCACTCAACCACATGGTTAGTCGCCCAAGAAAATATATTATCCGTCGAAGCTTTGTAATCCCCACTGAGTAAATAATCAACTTGTCTAAATCGATCATTTATATGATCTACAGTGAGGGGTGTTCCAATTAATTGGAAAGTAGGGTGTTTCTTTAACGTCTTCCACAAAAATTTCTGGAAGGGCTTCAACGCAGTATAAGTAAGCGGAGGCCCGCAAGTGATCACCCGAACTTTTAAAGGTTCTGGTAAGCCAACACATTTAGTCTTTGGCTCTTCTCTAATAGCAGAATTCATCAACTCAGTATGATATTGGTCGTATATGCCTTGAAACGGCTCCTTATTTATTTCTAAATAAAGCTTATCTTCAACATATCCAACTAATTCCTCCTGATCCGAATTCATTTTTCTACCAAATAGATCACTTACTTTTTCACTAAATTCACCTACCTTTAAGTTTTTATGCTCAGACAGGTAGTCGCCAGCTAATCCTAAAGCTGTTATAATCTCCTTACAGGAGGCGACTGACCCCAACTTATTACGAGTATTGATATAATTCGCAGAAGTCGAGGGAAAACAAGGCTTAGTAAAGTCCTTGTGTGAAAATCCAGATTTACCAAATAGTTCTTTAACAGTTCTTTCAATCTCCATTTTAATGAAGGATTGATTCACCATCAATTTCCATTCAGTTCGCAATTCTTCATCCAAGTATCCATCATCCAAAGCGGCACCCCATCTGTATTGGGTGGGGATGTAAGTCTCTAAATTGATTTCAGAATCAATAGTAACTTCAACATCCTCACCTTCCCAGGTGGTTCGTTTGACTTTTGGAGGCTCGGTAGTCAATAGCTTAAAAGTTTCCACACACTTTTCAGAAATCATTTCATCTGAAACAGCGGGAGCACCCTTCTTAGCCATAAGAATCGTGTTTGCAAAGCGATACAACCAATCTTGCTTAAGAGATTGTTGTTTTATGAAACGCATAGCTCTACCATATACAATTTGAAAAGGTGTCACCTTATAAACGTAGAAATTACTTTCAGACGCCTTAGGAATTACAGCCTCCTGATCAAAGACATAGGAGAAAAATGAGGAGATTTTCCATTTAAATAGATTCACCCAAGAATCTTTTCCGTATTTCGCAATATAAACCGCAAAATCTAAGAATAAACGGAACCATGATTTCTCATGACTTTTAATCTCTCTCGAAAGAGTCCCGACCTCATAACCATAACAAAACAAAATGTCATAGAAACAATTCACGAGAACAGTGATTTTTTCATTAATGGATTCACCTAAGAAAACGAACAGATCTAAGATCGTTCTGAAACATTTCCTTGGTCCATTAAGAATGCTACTAGCCTGCATCATGGCTAGCTTCTTGCTAAAGCTACGTGCGTCACCTGAAATCTTAAAC